CGTTGTAATAACAAGAGGGTTTTCGCTGCCGTTGACCGTAACCCTGAGCTTTCCCGCAAAGCTGAAATACCATTTAGGCTCGCTTTCAGCAGTACCGTTGTTTATTATCGTCATCGAGCCTGTAAGCGTATCGTCGTCCATTCCCATAGGCGTTGATACAAACGGGTTTGTGACGGAATATCGGAAAGGCTCAACTGTAAATATAATCGGTATGCTGCCATAAAGCTTTAATAAACGGGCGGGCGATATTGCCTGATTAATATACGCGCGATATTTTTTGGATAAATCGTCGCTTAAAATTAAATCCCCTTTGCCTTGAAGCCACGCGTTTATTTCTGAAAGCTTACTCATATCAACAATGCTCAACGTAATAGGCAGCGTTATGTTTTTACGCATAACGTCAAGCCTGTTCAGAGGCTCCGCTCTGCCCGGTATTTCCGTGGTTTTAAAAGCGCGCTCTGCAATCGGAGGGATTGCAGATTTTGAAGTTACGCCTAAAGTACGGCTGTCAACGCCTTTAAATATAAAATAACTCAATATTAAACGCCTCCTATAGCTAAAGCGGCTTTCTGCCGCATTGCCTCAAGCTTATATGCATACTCTTCTATATCTTCATCGCTGTTTATGCTTACGTTTTCAAAGATATAATTTACTGTCGTACCGCCGTTACCCATAGCTTCAGCTACTTTATGTGCAACACGATCAATCCATTCTGTGTTGTTTTTCAGCGGAACAACCGCTTCGGGACCGTCCTCTCCTATTTGTGCAATAGTCGCTCGGTCTACTATTCCGCCCGTAGCAAGCGTAGTAAATTTAGGTATATTAACATTTAATTTTACAGCCCCCGGTATATTCGAAATGTTAATACTGTTTATTTTTTCCATTATTGAGCCTACGGTATCATTAAAAACATTTTTCAGACTAAGTCCGAATTGATTGCCCGCTTCTGTTCCCGCCGGACCAAAGTCAACTGATTTTACTCCGTTTAACCCGGATTGAGCTAATTCCTTACCGCTTTTTTCTGTTTCAGCCGCCATTTCCTTTAAACTGGCCGCAAATTTCCAGCCGGACTTGCTCCCTTTTTCGCCGGACATTGTAATAAATTTGTCATATTCAGTTTCTGCCCTGGTATACCTTTCTTTGGCGTCCTTAACCATGCTGTCTGTAACATTTTTATTTCCTTTGTCCTGCGCCGTTTTAAGCTTTTCATAGTAATTTTTGTAGTTATCAAGCTGATTTTGTAAGCTTCGTTCAGTTCCTGTTTCGCAAGTGATGAATCCCTGATACAAGTCGTCAAGAGCTTTGTTTACCTCATCTACTTCGCCTCTTGCGGCGGCAGATTGTAGCCCTTTATAATTATCGACAGTACTTTTTAGCCCTGAATAAGCGTCCTCGCTATCATTCAGTGCGCTCGTATATTTCCCCTGCTTTTCAGTAAGCCCTTTGATTTTTGCGTCAAGATCGGCGGTTACAGAAGCATAATCCGCTGATTCTCCGTATGCGCGCCGTATTTCATCACTTGACATCCGCGTCAAATCTTTTTTCGCCGATTCTACCGCTATCAATTGACCAGTTACTTCCTGAAGCTTCAATTCGTTATCTATCATTGTCTCATATGCCGAATTTAACTCTTGTTGGGCTTCCATATAGGATTCTCTTCCTGAATCAAGCGCCGCTTCCGCTTCCTTAATTGCAATGACCTTTTCGATATTGTCATGTAGCTCTGTGTATTTTTGGATAACGCCGTCTGTGGTTTCAATCTCTATTCCGAGGGCTTCAGATAACTCGCCTGTTATAACTGCCGCTCTGTCTTCGTACCCTTCCTTGATTTTTCCGTTTTTGTCAACTATGTTATCCAGTTCCTCTGAAAGGTCTTTATAGTAATCAAATTCGGCTTGGTTATCGCCCATAGCTGAATCAAAAGCTTCCGACAAATCTTCGTAACGAGCTTTAAGTTCCTTTGTTTCGTCAACCAAAGCCTGCTCTTCCTCTGAAAGCTTTGAAAACTCAGCAACTATTTTTTCAGTTGGAGTAGGTAATTTACGTAGACTGGTTTCTAAACCTACAAGAGTGGAAATAGCGATTACCGCCCATCCAAAAGGGTTTGTCGTATTTAATAATTGCTGCGCTTTTCTATAAGCGTCTACTGCCTTTTTGCCTTTATCCATTACCGTATTAGTAGCAAGCATAACGCCTTTATAGGTTACAAATGCAGTAGAAACGCCGATTATAAAGCTTTTAAATGCCTCCGCCTCTGCGCTTCCGCCGGATAGCCATTTTATAAAATCCGACACAATATCGCTGGCAGTTTTAATAGCCTCAGAAACGAATTCCACAGATTCTTTTAACAAATTTGTAGATTTAGTCGCGGATTCTCCCGATTCCGAAAAGTCTAAAAACCTTTCAATTATCGGCTTTATCGCGTCCTTAACCGTAATAAATAACTTTTTCAAACTGGAAAATGCTGGCGAAAAGGTATTTATAAGATACTTTCCGCAATCAACAAACCTATCTTTCAAAGCTATAAGCCGGTCTTTATTTTCAGCGACTTTCTTTTTCAGATTATCAAATCCGGGTGAAAGCTTATTTGTAATGAAACCGCTTAGCTTATCCATAGCAGGCAGTACAATATTCTGTAGAATGGGCTCCCCTATCTGCGCTTTGAACTGCCTCCATTTTTCATTTAAATTGGCCTGTACGTTTGCGTATTGCTTTGATTCCTTAGCCGCCTGTCCTACCGCTCCGGAAGCCTTCTGCATTTTCTCGGCATATTCAAGCCTTGTGGCCTGCTTTATTTTCTCTTCAAGCTTAGACCATTCCTTCGCTTCGCTTACCAGCCCTTCTTTAACAGCATACGCGGCCATCTGCGTATCATTGGCAAACAGCCCTATAGCCTCGCCGCCTTCATATGAGCCGTTAACAAAGCTGTTAAGCGCGGACATGGAATCGTCTAAGGATTTATCCCAAAATGCGGCCGCGTCGGCTGCAATATTAAGCCCCTGCTTCGCATAGTCCGTAGCGTCCCCTATGTCATAGCCCAAACCTTTAAATTTAGCCGTCATTGAAGTCATGTACGGGGTGAGACGGGTATTCACCATTCCTGTAGCGTCGGCGATTTCGTTTACCTTTTCCTGCGCCGTATCGGAATAATCGCCCATTATTTGCTCGAATGCCGACTGTTCTGCCGATACCTCCGCAGACATATCCACGCACGCTTGACCGAACTCTTTTATTTTGTCAGCGGCAAGATAAGTGGCAACCGCCGCGCCGATTTTCTTAAATGCGCCGGATAAACGGCTTTCTGATTGCTCGGCTTTACCCGCCGTATCTTCTATCGCTCTATTAGCTTCTGAATTATCCACCGCTATTTTTCCAAACAGCCTAAAAAGTTCCATTAACTCACCTCCTCATACGGATTAAACCCCGATAAGATGTCTAAGCTCTGACAAACAGTACTTTTCACATCTTCCCTGTTGATTTCTTCGGCGTTCGCTTCCGGCTTTTCATCCTTTTTAATCTGACTGTAAAACTCAGCGAACGATTTACCGTTTATTTTATGTTTCCACACATCCCAAGCACGCTCTTCTGTGCATAAATTTTCAAATTCTTTAAGGAACATACAGAAACGCCCCGTCGATATGTAACCGTCAAGAAGCGTTTCCGCATTTCCGTACCTTGAAAACATCGAATCAATTAATTTTATTTCGCCTTGGTTATCAATTTCGATACAGCCGAAAAAAAATCCTTGAATTCGTCTCTCATAATTAGCTCGACAATCATTTCTGCAAATACGGCCATATCAAGCTCCTGAATATCTTTAACGCTCAAGCCGCTTAAGTCTGCAAGAAAGCTATATATTTCTTTTTCGCATGAGCCTATATTTTTCAGAAGTACATCGGCCGCGTCGAGTAGAACGCCGATACCGATCGCCCCCAAATCAGCTTCTCTGCCTACCACGTTTTTAATGTCGTCGAGTTCAAAGCATTTTTTAAATTCTCCGATACCGATTTTAGATAGAATCTTCATCATCGGAAAAAGGTCTTTTGTTCGTAGTTTTCTTAATTCAAAATTTTTTTCTGACATTTTATTACCTCTTTCTTATTTTAACTTACGATTTATTATATAGATCCGCCGGGATAATATATATGGTAAGGAAGAGCCGTCGGATCTTCCGAAAGATTCGCATAGCATTCAAACGTAGCCTTTAGAACGCTGCTTTCTTTGTTTTTGCCCTCTGTTTCCAGTCCGCTTGTGCAAAGAGCGTTTTCAAAAATAACTATTACTGCCCTTCCATCAAGCGTCCGTCCTACATAACCCAAATTTTTGATATAATCTCCCTCGCTTATTTTAGAGTTAGATATGATTTCTGTGTACGAGAGAATTTCATTAGACGTATTTATTTTTCCGACAACCATTGACTTTAAAATATCAGGGGTTGCCTCTATTATATTTGTTTCAATAGTCGCCGTTTCTCCCGTCTTTACGGCCAGCCCCTTAACCTTTACTGTCGCCCCGTCAACCTCAATGTCGCTGAATTCCGGTTTTATTGTAAGCTTAGTTCCTCCGCTGGTCGCGCCTATAATTGTTTGAATCCCGTTCCAGCCGGTATACTTTTCATAATAAGGCTTACCGGGAATAAGCGATTCATCTGTAGTTTTTTCATATGAAACGCTCCCCTGACTTCCGCCCTTTTGTTCATAATACGTTTTACCCGACTGCTTTTCCGTATCTTGCGTACGCACATAATATGTGCCGTAAGCAAGCCCTTTGTGAATTGTTCCAGCCCCGAATAATGTATTGCCGGGTGTTTTTTCTGTTATACCTGACGATAAAAATTCTTTTGCCATATTACTTTACTCTCCATTCTTTTACTTTAAGATTTATCTGTATTCGTTTAAGTTCGTCAACCCCGGTGGGAATCAGCATGGAAGAACAATAGCAAACGGCAATACCCGCTTTATTTTCGAGTATTGCCGTTACGCCGACCTCCGGGAAAAGATTTCTTATTTTTTCTTTCTCGACCTCAAGACTCAACCAGGCGTCTCTTGTTGTGCCGGTCAGAATAAATACGCTTTCGCACTCGCCGTCTTCATTAAGCGGCTCGGTTTCAGTATATTCGCCTACAAAATAAGGGTATTGCAGTTCCTTAGACCATTCCTCAAAGCAATAAGGTATTTTAGCTGAGTCAAGCTGTGCGGCTATATATTTCAATCCGTTTATTGTCATTTTCCCACCTCTGATTTTAATATCTCTTCGGCTTTTCGGATTATTAACGCTTTTTTTGCGTGAAACGCCTTATGAAGCGCGCGTCTTGGTTTCTTACCTTTTGTAAAATGTCCCTTTCCTTTCGAATCAACATAATACCACCCGCCTTTTCTGCCGTCTCCGTTCATTGCGTATTCGCCGGTACCGAATTCTTCCCAAATAGAATTCTCAAGAGGACTTCCTATAACAGCCTCCCCTTTTGATTCATCGACTGAAAAATCCCACGATCCCTTTAACTGCCCCGTGTCAACCGCGGTATTTTGTTTAACCTGCGATTCAAGCTCAGCCGCCGATTCATATAACCACCTGTTGAGCGCGTCGTTCATCGCCGCCTTAACCTTAACGGCGTTATCGGTAAATTCCACGCTCATTTACTGACCTCCCGTATATTTCAGATAAAATTCTAACTGCCGGTTTAATTCCATAGGGTTATCAATAAACACAACGTCATACACCTTGCTATTTATCAATAAACGGCAGTTCTCCGCGCTGATATGACTGCCGATAGCAGTGTAATCGGATATAAAAACGTGGGTTGACTCTTGTATCTTCGTATTGTAAACATTGTATTTTGCATTACCGTCGGAAAGGTCCAGCCACCCATTTAGTGACCGAACTGTTCCCCACGTTTTTACAGCCTCACCGATTGCATTACTTGCGGACGTATATAGCTGTAGTTCGGCTGTAATGTTTCCTCCAATACTTTTCACCCTAAAACCTCGCTTTCATGTAAGGAATCAAAAAATCTGTAAGGCTTTTCGGATATCCGATTAATGAATTGTCCCGATCCATATTGAAATACGTAACAGAGTGACGGCTGAGAGTTTCAGACTGCACTCCTACCTTATCCCGATTATTTAAATCCCATTTAAGCATATTGATTACGCCCATAACTATATCTTCGGGGTATTCCACTTTTGTTATAAGATTTTTAACGCAGCTCTTAAGTTCTCCGTCAACTGTCATTCCGTCCTCGTCCAGTTCCGTAACCGCATATACCCCGTTATTAAGCAGGCTTTCAGAAATCTGCACAGTATCGCCCTGTTTTAAATACGGCGGAGGTTTTAGTATTTTCCCGTCCATTATTGCCGACCGCGATCGAATTGCTCTTACCTGAAAATTGTTGTTTGTAAATCTTCTTATTAACGATTCCAAAGCTCGAAGCTTAGCCTCGAGCATGGAATTGGATTCGTCTGAATCGACATAATTGCGGACTTCTTCAGCAGAAATGATCATCAGACTACTCTCCTTTATTTTTTAAACTTAGCGAGGACTATCTTAGAATCGTTTGTGAGCGCGACTCCATAATATTTAGCGGCGGTAATATCGTGACGCTGCTTTTTCGGGAACCATTCATGATCTACCTGAGTATCCTTTTTCAAGAAAATAGTAAGCGCCGGAAGTTCCTCTTCAGTATATTCTGTTTCAGCGTCATCGGGCTGAAGCTTAATAATAGGGCAAAGATAATACTGTGAAGCCGCCGCAACCGTATTTACCTTATCTCCTACTGAAAGTACGGAAGAGCAATACGGCTGAACAGACGAAAGCTTTTTAGCCGTCGAAGATTCCGTACCGTCTTCTGCTATAATGGTTATCGTTCCGTCGGAAGCTTTTTCAAACTGTATAAGTTTAACCTTTTTAGACTTCTTAATCCAGCAGCCCGCAATCTTGCCTATCGCCCCGTTAACGGCAACGCCTCCGGTAAATTTATCGGCAGAAAGGAAATCGTCATCTTTAAGAAGAGTAGCTTCCTGCGCGGGATTTATAAACATCACCTTTTCTATTCCATCTTCTTCGTCCTCGAATTTTGCATTGGCGTCCACTATACCGTCATAGGATACCGCCGCAAGCGTTGACGCCGCGTATATATTAGTGCCGGTATACGCCGCGTCAAGAACGTCGTTATCGACCTTACCGACTATTGATTTAGACAACTGAGTTTCAGCCTGGCCTATTGGATTGCCAAGACCGCTGTTAATCGCAGTCTGATATATTGAAATAGACTTTCCGGCGCATTTAATTGTAAACGTTGTGCTTGAAGCGGTCAGTTTAGAGGTCTGCATTTCCTCGCCTAATTCCGGATCGAAGTTTTCCGCGTCTCCCACATAATTCCACGACGGAACGGTTTTAGTATCTCCCGCAGTTCCTTGCAGCGTAGTATCAACCCTCGCATAAGGAGTAAGCTTACAAAGCGCGGTTATTTTCGCCTCAATCATATCCCCCATTACCTGAGGATTAATAATATCTCCTAATTTTGTTGCTGCCATTATGATTCACCTTTACCTTTCTTATTTACTCATAGCTTCGTTGTATGCGTCCGGATTTTCAGAATATAGAGCCGCTCTTTCTGCATACGGCTTCTTCAGTATGTCGTTTCTGGTAAGTACTGTTTCTCCGCCTCCGTTCGGAAGTCTGTTATCCCCCAGAATCTTGTACCCTCCGCTATCTCCGGATTCAAACATTTTCGGAAACTTAGTTTTCAGATTTGAAATTTTATCCTGCCAACCCTTTATATTCCCGTTTTCGTCAAGCTCAATAGCTTCGCCGCTTTCGTTCAGCTTAAACGTAAGATAATCAACGTCAACCGCGTTTTCAGACATAAGAGCGACCTTGACGGCTGATTTAAGCTTGGTTTCTTCAAGCTGCGTCCGCAGGTCCGCTACCTGCTCTTCGTATTCGCTGATTTTACTCTGTAAGTCCTCGTTGCTCTTATTACCTTTTTTAAGGTCTTCTATAAGAGCGTTTGCGGTTTCAAGTTCAGTCTGTTTACCGTTAAGTTGACCGTTAAGGGCTTCATATTCATTTTTTTCCACGTAATTACCGCTGCCTATATCCGCCAGTTTTATTTGCTTTTCCTTATCTGTTTTAGTACTGTTATACTCGTTAATTTTAGTTTCAAGCTGCGAATACAGATCGTCGCCTAAAAGCTTTTTTAAAAATTCCATAACATTACCTCCAAAAAATATTTAAGCAGTTTTATGCCGTGCTCGGGGCGCGGAGCGTTGACGTACGCTTCGGACGAGATATGCGGATCGCCTCCTTTCACTGTCTGCCTATAATCTTGCGTTT